GTTTACTGATGTTTTGCCTCAATTTGATGAACCATTACGTGGTTTTGGCCGGCGGTTGACCCGAAAGCATTTTCGTTGTGATTATCATGCTACTTGTACTCTTGTACAACGCATGAGTCACATTGATGATGCTATCGGATGGTTGAGAGGTATTGTGTCTGGGCTAGGGTTGAACAATCCACTCGAAGCTGCATGGAAAGTTATGCCATACAGTTTCGTTGTTGATTGGTTTTTCAACGTTAGCTCTTACCTTGCTCGCACTGCAACAATACAGCCAGCTGATTCTCAGTGGGACGTCTTTGACGTCACGCACAGCTTCAAATGGCAATGTACTGTTGATATCGAGCAAATTGACCGTAATCTCATAGATGTGTCTGATCAGACATATTTTTTGGGAACTTACGAGGTCAAACAATACTTACGCGAGTTACATCTTCCGGTGGACCTGACTGTTCTGTCCCCGTCCACCATGACCCCCAAACAGCTGGTGCTACTTGCCGCTATGATAGCCAGCAGAGGCTAATTAAAGTCGTAGCTGCTATTTCTACGGATGAAATTTCCGTATATATATAGATACGAGGTTTCAATTATGCTGACCCAAGATTTAGTCTTGGATGACGCCGCTGGTGTCGAATCGACGTTTAAACTCGTCGGCATTACTGCTGACGGGGCTAAACGTCTCGCTACCGGCTCCACTCTCGCCCAGCCCCTTATGCTTGAAATCAAGCATTCGGTTTCTGGTCGGGGTGGTGCCGCTGTCGACAGGCACTTGATCTCCGCTTCGCGGACGGTCAATGATGCCGCTGGAGTACCGGTTAGAGCAGTTGTCAATGTGACATTTGCTCTACCCCGAGACACAGCTGTATCCACAACTGATTGCCAAAATCTTTTCGGGAATTTGGTTGATCTGTTGTGTGATGGCGGCTTTTCTGGTTCTGGCATGGCCGGAACCACAAACATCGCTGCTATCTTGCGTGGCGAAAGCTAGGCAAGGGGGCATGTTCATCCTAGGGTCCGCGTATTAGTTTTGGAGGGTACCCATTGGGCGCCTCGAAAAGCCAAGACGAGGACATCTACCTCGACTTCGTACTATCAGTAGTCGATCAAGGTCCGCATGGTTCCACTTCACTGAAGAACCTCGCCAAAGATCGTGAAGTTCTTACTTCTCGATTCATTAACGAGGGCGTTTCTTTCCTTACCAAGAGTCTCCCTCGATTAGGGAAAGCTCTTGATCTTGGATTGACAACTGGCTTCCTCTGCGTGCCTGAGGGGTTCAAAAGAGCCCACCGTTGCACGGGTATACCTGCATTCTTGCAGGACTACTTCAGGAAGATCTTCAAAGAAGATGGTTGTCTCCTGGAGGAACCTGATGTAGATTGTGTAAAACATCTGCGTCAAGTTCTCTTCATGCTTTACAAGTTGGAGCTTCCCTATTCGAGAGAAAGCGAGGTACAAGTTGTATCTAACTTTGTCTCAAATGATAGTGGGCTCCGGCTTGATGATGGTGCTGAGTGCAGTATTCTCATTGATGCTGCAAACTACATCGTCAGGGGTATCGTTGCTGGACTTGATTGTTCAGCGATTATCCCGAGGCATGGTCCAGGGGCGGTCGCGACCGGTGAAAGACAAGAGGATAAGTGGGAGTTCTCCCGCTTATATTCTGGAATTCACCAAGTCTACCCATACTATGATTATTATATCACAGGATGGGGTGAGGAGTTGGCTGATCGATTGGAATGGTACAGATCTTTGGAGCGTGTCAAAACTGGCACCGCCAAAGTCTGTCTTGTCCCAAAAGATTCGAGGGGACCGCGGCTAATCTCTTGTGAACCATTGGAATACCAATGGATTCAACAAGGGCTTGGCCGTAAAGTTATGGACCATCTTGAGCATCATCCGATGACAAGAGGCCGTATTAACTTTACATCTCAGCAAATCAATCGTGACATTGCTCTAACGTCCTCGCGGACGGGTGAGTACGCCACTATTGATTTGAAAGATGCGTCCGATCTTGTTTCTCTAGAACTTGTACGCAAAATATTTCACTCCAGTGAACATGTTTTGCGTGCACTAGAAGCGACAAGAACCACCGCTACAAAGCTTCCTGATGGAAGTGTTATAACCTTAAAGAAATTTGCTCCAATGGGTTCAGCTTTATGCTTTCCTATTGAGGCATTATGCTTTTGGGCTATATGTGTAGCT